CAAACTTAATCAACTTACCACGTGTAATACCAACAGCGTCAGCCAAAACTCCGGCCGCAACAGATGATGCCTCTAGAACGGATCTTAATTCTTGACCACGTAAAGCCCCTGATGACAAGCCTTGCGTAAGTTGTATAGTTGCACCAGTAGCCTCTGCAGCACTCGCACCTTGTATTCTAAATGCATTTTGTAATGTAGTTGTAAAACCAATCATCTCACTTGTAGATAAACCAAGTTCTTGAGTCGCTAAGGCTATACGGTTAAAACCTTCGGCCAATGTATCGATACTTTGATTGGTTAGGTCAGCAGCTTGAAATAATGTATCAAGAGCTTCGGCACCACTTTTTGTATCACCCGTAAATGCAGTAATTCTATCACCTAGTAATTGAATTGAATCAATCATGGTAACAACTGCCTTAATACCTTGGCCAGCAAATACGCCTAGAAAAACATTCCTAAGTCCAGTAAAATCTCTCTTAATAGCACGTGTGTTTTTGGATAATTTTTTCATATCCATTGACACTTGCTTAAGAACTTTATCCCCTACTGACCTTATTCTTAGCGTTACCGACTTTACGTTGCTTGCCATTTCCATCGTCCTTGGATTTTTTATCACTTAACTTAATTACTTTGTTATCCATAACTCGTATTAAGTAATTGAAGCTTTGAAAGTCCTCAATATTATAAATTTTAGCGTATTCATGTATAGCTGTAAAAGGTATTTTTCCTATTCCCATGCCACTTTGTCTGCAAGTTGACAACTCATTAAACGCATCGACATAGAATATGAATGGGCCAATGTCAGGACACACCTGCACATTAGCTCCTTTATCAACCAAACTATAATAAAAGTCCTTATCAGGATACTTGTTATCGAACTCTAAATACTCTGTTAAGAGTTTCCCAAGTCTTCAACCTCTAGTTGGTAGTTTGAAATATCATCAACTAGAGATACAACATCATCAAAAAGATCAGGTGTCTCAGTGAATAAATCCATAGCATTTTGTTTGCTATATTCAATCTCTCCAACGTCATCACATAAACCTTTCCAGTCAACCATACAACCGTCAACGAAAACTCTAATGAATAATTTTTCTTGAAGCTTTTTATCAAGAGTGTTTTTTGCAATCTGTCTAGCATAGGGCTTGAAATGTATCGCTCTAATCTCTGCTAATTTATGAGCGTTTGCACCACCCATTCTTTTCATTTTAAATGATACATCCTCTGTGATCTCAAACCACTTACCTTCAGTTTCAAGATTTTTGTCAGTTGCATAAGCCTTACTTAAGTTGTTCTTTTTCATTAATATCTCCTTGTTGAATAAATAGATTTTTGTACAAAAAAAAGCCCCTGTCAAAGACAAGGGCCAATATTCAAAGGTAATATCAATGAAGACTAGATAGACTTGTAAACATAAAGTGACTTCTCACCTAATGCTCCAACCTTACCAACTCCAGACATATCCATTATAATGTCAGTGTTTTGACCACCACTTGTAGGATCGTCAAATGAAACCTGAAGCGCCGGAATAAAAAATGCATACCAACCACTTGAGTTTTTCACAATAAAACCAATTGAAAAAGATTCTTGAGATAATTTTTTATCAAGAAAACTCCATGTCTCATCAGATAAATAAACAGATAAAGAAACATTTACATTTGCTGTTCCTAGTGAATAGTTATCTGGCCCTACTTTACCAACACAGTTTTGAGGAGTGCTGTTATTTGCAAGGGATACATCAATTGATTGAATACAAAAATCCACACCAGTAAAAGATGCACCTGATGAAGACGCTAAGAAAGCCATGTCAATTGATCCATTTAGTGAACCACTCGTAGGTGCAGCATCAACTGTTCTAGCGTTTGTTATTAACTCACCAGCAATATCTGCTGTTAAATAATCAGCTCCAACAAAACTAAATGATCCACTTACAATTTCACCGTATGCAGCAGTTAAATTAAAACCATCAACATACATTCCATTATAAACAATTCCCTTTGTTGTGAGGTCATTGAATTTTTTCTCAATTGCAAAAGATCTTTTAGCAGTACCAATTGTTATCTCATCACCTTTTTGGAAACTTGCACCTGCGCCTGTTCCAGTGATCATTGTTGATGGCCCAATAAACTTTGCAATAAGCGCACTTGTTATTTCTGTAATCATAACAGGCTCATTGTTAACAGCATCATCCATACTTGTTAAAAATATTACATCACCTATTTTAACATCTGTGTTCCAGTCACCAGCAGCTCTTGTTAAAGTAGCAGCAACTACATCAGTTGTTAGATCAGCAACTACAGCAGCAGTTGTGGCCCAAGAACTCATCATAGCACCTTCAAGAAAATCATCTACATCTTGTGCTTTTGCAAATTCAACAGGAACTTCACCACCGATAGTAAGTCCAGTTAAAACTTGTCCAGAGCTTAATCTGTCCGTTCTAATCTGAGCACTTTCAACAGTTTCAGGAGCAGCGTTAAGGCCCTCACTTGTGAATCTCATTTGTTTAAAATTACCTGCACCTGGAGTTTCACCGTAAACGGACTCCTCAATGTAGGCAAGTTGTACTTCGTTACTACTGGACATTTACTACTCCTTTATATCTCTATAATAATCTACAAAAAAACTGGCACTCATGAAGTTACTTTCAAAATCTATAGTTGTGCCTATCTCTGTATTTGGTGGACTAACTGACTCAATTATTATGTCATTGATTCTTTTTCCCCTATACAAACTTCTTATAGTTTCACACCTTGTTAATATTCCGTCAATCGCTCCGATAGCAATAGGGGCCACAACGTGAAATGATATTGTGCCAAACTCTCTATAACAACCCTTTGGAATACTAATCATTTCCTCTGCGTTACCAACGAACTGTATTGCTACCCAATTGTCTGTGTCAGCTATAACTTCATCTGTTAATAAATTTTTTATTTCTCTAAACTCACCAGATATGTCTATTAATGTTTCCGCTGAGTTTGCACCGAAATAATTCTTGATTTCTGTTCTTGTTAATACGCCACTCATACTTTTGCTCCATCCTGTGTAAAACCTGAGTTCGATGAGAATGAACTTGATTTAATTGATATTGATATTGATGGGTAAAGGTATGGTTTATCTTTTAGTCTACCCTTTGCAAATTTATAGTTACTAGGTTTGAAGCTTTTGGTGTTTTGTCCTGCTGCTACACTAGGAGTAAGAGGTATGAAATTAAATTGTATATTATCTTTTAGTTGTGGGAATCTTCTCCTTGCTGTATTTTTTGCTAACCAGTATGCACCATTTGGAGCTAGGACTTTATTTCCAGATGTTCTATCTTTCTTCTCCCTTGATTTATCTGATTTCTTACCAGCTTTCTTACCCCTAGTACCTCTCTTGATACCAAGTCTCTCAAGCTTAATTGCATATGGTGCCATATTTATAACTCTAAACCTATCAGTCGGCTTGTATTCTCTATCAGCTTTTAACCATGAGTTCGTCTCAAAAAGTCCTTTGGCCACAACATTACCATTAAACATTAAGACATTTGTTGATTGATAGTAACCAGTCACAGTTGGTGACCGCTCGACAACCAACCTCATAACATCCAATACAACCTCTGTTATGTCCTCTAGCTTCGTTACATATTCAATCTTACCAAAAGCCTTTGCCGACTCTTCTTTTTTATTAAGTTTACCGTCAACCAAAACAAGAAAATCTTTCTCTGGAAAAAAACCACTTTTTTGTTCTTGCTTTAAAAAGTCCTTGGCCGTAACAACTAAACTTGCCTTAACGAAATCTATTAATTCATCTGCTGTTTTAAACGCAACTCGCTCTGGCCCTTGAACCTTTGTGCCTCTGCTTGAATATGACATATCTATATCTAGCATTAAGTTAGAAACAATCTATACCCAAGTATTTGAGTAAGTGCCCTTAGTTCGTCAACTTGTTCTATTGAATAGTATTCAGTTGCACTGATTTTAAACTTATCACCCCTCCTTGGGATAAATGACAAATTCTTCGATGAAATTAAATATGATCTTCCACTACCTGTTATTTGCTCATCTATAAATGGCTTTCTAAAGTAGTTTGATTGAGCTGCCTTTACATTGTTAACGCTTGAGTCGGACATTCTGGTTATTGAAACATCAATGCCCTGGAGTCTTATTACGTAATTTATAACATTTTGTAATGCTTTCATTCTACACCATATAAGTTACTTGAGTGTCACCAATGATTGTTCTTTCTGATCTGTAGTTATCAAAAACATTTTGGTAATCACCAAGCAGCATCCCATATTTATTGTTTCTCTCATTTGTGCTTAGCGTGTAATCAAAATCAATTCCAATTACACCAGGAACAGATATTCTTTGCACGTTTGAACCAAAGTTAAAATCTACACCTGAGTTTTTCTTATTGTATCTTGCTTGAACTATCTGCTTAACAGACTCTTGAATGTCTAGTGGGACAGTTGCGTAACCAGCAGTGTAAATTATTTCTATATATCCATTTCTTCCAGTATTATTAAATAACTTTGTGAAGTATTCACCATCATCAACCATATTTAACTTTCCAATTCTTTTATTAACTAATGTATTTAAAACAACATCAGCTTCATCTAGTGCTTTTTCAGTAGCAGATGTTATAGAGATTACAGGAAAGTGATAAAGAAAATAATCTCTTACGTTGTAAAAATCTCTGTGATAAATTCTTTCAGTATATGTAGCCGACTCAAAGGATCTGTTACAATAATTTTCCACCGTAACAGTAAATAAAGTAAGCTCTGAAGTTAAATATGTATCCTCTGAATTATCTAAAATTCCAAGGTAGTCTTTCATGTCAACTAGTGAAACCAACATTAATATTCCTTTGCTATCTTCCAGGTATCTATGAGATCAAAGTTATCTGAATCTTCATAAATAAACCCGTGAAACCTTTTAAGGTAAACTATAACTAGTTCGTTACATATTAACCTTGATGTGTTATTCCCAATGGTATTAAACTTTTTAAATCCAATAGACTTAAAGAACAAACCAAATATCTGAAGCCTGTCATAAGGTGTTCCAGAAAACTCTAACCAAAACTCGCTAAATGCAATATCTGTTACATCCAAATTAAACTCGTGAGATTCAATTAATTTATATTTAGATAAAAAATAGTCATATGCCCAATCATCTGTTCCTGTGTTTCCAGTAACATCGTACATGCGATCACTATAGCTTATAGACATGTGATCATACGCTTTTTTACTAAATGGATTCATGCCTTGAGCAATCATAATCAACCAACCAACTATTGGAACTGGGTGGTATGTGCTTCTACATTTATGAACTGAAACTCTCATTCCTACATCCCTAGTATGATTTCTAACCTAAGCCTAAATTCGTCTATCTCACCTTGAGTTATATTTGCATCTGGAACCATTGCTAAAAATATTCCATAAGTTACTGTCAGTGAACCAGTAATAAGTGAGTGTATTAATTCTGGATATTGCGTAGCAAGCGCTTCAACTTGAGTCTGGTTTTTACCTGCGTAAATATTGTTTGCTGCAAACTTAGCCAAAAGCATATGACCTTGTGCCATAACTCTGTTCATTACATTTTCTTCTATACTTTTTCTTACCTC